CAAAAGAATTAAGTCGAAGAGTCTTAATCAGGAACTTTTTTAAAAATCCTGCTTTTTCTTCAATAGAAACTGCAGAATCTTGGTGATGTTGGTACCCGAAGAACGCTTCTTCGTACGCTTTACTAGCGGACTTATCACGAAGATTACATCCTTCGAAAATCAACAAAAGATATATTAACTGATAAGCTGCGCCTCGACGAGCACAAGCTTTCCGTAATGCTTTCTTACATGCGAAGATCTCCTCCTCATCTTTCCTATCGTATCCCAGTACGACAAAAGCCGGTTCTTTTATATGATCAATTAACTTCATCCTGTCTATTAACTTCATCATGTGAAAAAGACTCGTTCACGTTATCAAGATGAGTTTGACCTGTAGACGGGGAGATGTCTTTACCCGCAGACATTTCAAATCCTACAGGTTCAGCTGTCACTTCGAAGGAATGTCTTACAGGAATAAGTTTGATCAGATAAGTTAACGCTCCAAAATGAGGAACAGTTACACCGTCTTCAGGATCATAAGCTTCAACTACCGTGACGACCACACTATCACCGGCAGCAGAGATCAGCTCATAAGTCTCGTCTAAGGTGTCAACAAACATGTACACATTAAGATCGGTACCTCCGATAAAGTCATAGACTTCAGAAAGGTTTCTCTCCTTCCGACCTTCAACCAAACGCTCAAAACTTTCCGGACCTACTAAGGAGGCTGTCGAACGTCGGATTACAAAAAGACTTTTAATTTCTTCCATAATCTGAAATTGATTTAAATTTAAAAATTATATGATAAGGGTGTTGATTACAAAATTCTATAGACTCACAGAGTCAGAATGATATCAGTTGGTGTGTTAATCTTCAGCATGTGTAGGAATTTCACAACTGAACTGTGTTCTTCTTCATTAAGTCCATTAATACCTACATTCCGAATACATAATAATTTAGTCCTATGACACTTATTTTTCAATCTGGGGCATACCACGTCTGCCATCCGTAGAGCCATCTCCAAGACACACTTCTGCTGAGCTTTAGAACTGCTCAAGTACCAGGCTAGGTAAGAACGTAACAAAACACCTTCAACGGACGAATATAACAGCGTATGTTTATAACTTCCTTCAGCGAAGGAGTAGTCAGTCGATTTGAAGTCATCAATTAACACAAGTAGACACATCAGAGTTGTGGGATCCTCACTGCCGATTATCGAGAGGATCTCTTGTAACTTTACATTTTTC